GCAAACTCTTGCACCCGACCCCCGCCATGATCGCCAATGCGCTCAGCCCAATAACCGTCAACCACCTACTCATCGCAGATCCGCTTGACCGGTTTCTTCGGACTGATTCCCATGCACTTGTAAAAACTGCCGACCTCGCATCGTAATTGAGCGATTTCGCGACTGAGTTTATTCGTCTCTTTGTCATGTCCGTTCAATCGATCAATCAACTTGACGATTATCTCGTATAAATTCTTTACCTCCTGGGAGAGATTGCGAAGCACGAAGAAAACAATCTTGTACCCAAACACTCCCGCCGCCGCTGCCGCCACTGCCGGGAAGCCCAGCGTCTGTATTAAGTTGACTGTGTCCGCTCCCAATCATCCCACCTCTCCCGCCAATCACTCGGCAGCTTCTTCTTCAGCCGGTGCTTCGACTGCCGGTTCCTCGACTGCCGATGCTTCGACTGCCGGTGCGCGGGTCAACCCAAGCCGCTTCAACGCGAGATCAATAATGTAATCCGAGTCGCTCGGTGCAGCGCCCGGAACCCAGTCAGACCAAGCTTTTCCGGTCACTGAAAGAAGCGTCGAGACAAGCGGATTGCTGCCCCAAATATCTGCGCCTTCCGAGTCTTTAAATTTACCGAATCCGGTCAGACTAAATTGCATCCCGAACTCTTGTGCCGAGGTGAGATTGATCGCCACTTTCGACACGTTTAACTCCGGTGTTGGTGTTGTTAATACTGTAATCATTCTGATTCCTCCGCTGCCGGTGCTGCCGGTGCTGCCGCTGCTGCCGCTTGCTTTTCAGCCCACGCAGCTTTGACTTCATCAGTCCAAACCGCATTTGCCAATGCCTTCACCTCGTCCGATTCAGCGGACACATCTGCATCGGGCGATAAGACGCGCCGACTGTATGCGTATGAGAGTTCTTTGCCGTCCTCGACCACACTCGTTTTGGTGCGCTCTTGGATGTGCTTGAACTCGCTCCGTATCTCGTAATCAAACGAGGTTTTCTTTTCTAATGCCATTATGTTTTGTCTCCATCACAAGTTTCCATTGTGAAAAATTGTTATGCTGCTTGGTATACTGCGGAACCTTTAAGCCGATAACCGTCTGCTGCTGGATATAAATCGTCGGACGTTTTCACCCAAGTGACCACAGACGGGGTAACCGTTCCAGTTAAAGCAAACCCAATGGCAGCCACCTCTCTCCCGGTTGCGTAGCTATTTGTTGCGATTCCGGTAAACGGTAACGTTGAGTTCAGCGTGCCAGCACCAGTACCGTTAGTGGTTATGGTTATATCGAAGGTTGCGTTAACCATTCGCCCAACCTTTGTATATGTTCCGCTCGCACTTGAGGTTGTTACTGCCCCCGCTGCCGCTGTTATTGTTGGCGTAAAAGTGCCTTCCTCATAATCGTCGAGAGTGTTTGCGTCTGCGCTGGCCGATTGCGGTTCTGGAAACTTGATGCCGCCGGTTGTTACCGCAATCCCGTTCGAGAAGGTCGCGAGGCCAGCGCTGTCGATTCTCAATCTTTCGGTCTGGCCAACACCCGTAGTGAATTGTAACGAGTGTTGACCCTGCAATTGTAATGAGGAACCGCTCCCCTCATTGGCGAAGAGGTAGTTTGCTCCATCTCTGGTGTAGCTAACCGTATTCCCATAGCTGTCAATCTCTACGTTGCCAGCCGTCCCCGTTTTTGTAAATACGCCAGCGGCTTGCGTCACGTTGCCAGCCGAGTCGATGGTGAGGCGAGTTGTTCCATCCGTAGCCAAGCCAATTTCGGTACTGGCGGTTTCATCTAGGACGTCTGCGCTAATTAAAACCGACCCGCCGCTTGCATCGATTGTCGAGTATGGTGTGCCGGTGGCATCCGAGTCGCGCAGACGTATGCGCGGAGAAATACCGTCGATGTGCAACATCTCTTGCGGCGAACTCCCCGCCGCCAAACCAATGCCAACCAACGGAGTCGTGCCGCCGACAGAAAGCTTGTTCGTGTTGACCTGCTCAATCTTCGTGACTTGCGTGACGCCAGAAGCAGACGAAGTGCCGTCAGCCGCACCAGCGCGGTCTTGCACCATCGTCGATTGGGTCGGGTTGGCGAACGCTAGGTCGTAGTCAGCCACGCAGCCGATTTGAGTGATTGAAATATCGTCTATGTAAAAAGACTTGGTGTTCGCGCTTGCAACTCGAATATAAAAGTCCCAAGCGCTGCTTGTTTCGGTTGGTGTGAATTGTGCTTTCAACTCAACCCACGATGCACCAACTGACGCAGCCTCGTCGACGATATGAACATTGCTTGAGTCACGAACTGTCATTGTAACAGTCTCAGCCGAGGACACATAAACCCACGCACTTACTTGATGCTTCTTGTTTTTGGTTACGGAAATTGCATTAAACTGTGCAATTCCGCTGGCTGAATCTGAATTGATGACCAACTTTTGCGAATGACTGCCGCTGTGCTTAATTGAGGTTTCATCGCTTGGGGTTGAAGCCGTCCCAGCATCGTACAGCGTGAAATTATCCCCCAAACCGGCAGTAAACCCACTCTCGAAATCACCGTTGGTGACTTTATCCGTCTGACTCCCATACTGGTCGGCAAACGGCACGGTAGCGTTCTCGTAGCTCGCCGTGACCTCCGCTTGGGAAAGCGTCTTGTTCCAGAATCGGGCGCGGTAGATTGTGCCGTTGAAGAAGTCGCTGCTCGCGTCATAGCTGGCTCCGATTTTCGCATCAGTTGCAGAATCAATCAAGTGTGCCGAAGAAATCGTTTTCGAAGCAATTTGATTGCCGTTGTCATAAGCAATCGCTGAAGTGCCGTCGACGGTTACAACGAGGTGATGAACCTCATTGTCGTCTAACGGCGCAACCCCAAACGAAACCCAAAAAGAAGTAGTGCTGCTATAAACCGAAAGATTGCCGCCAACGCGGCCAATGATAAATCTGCTAGTAAGCGCACCGTCGAAATCAACTAGATAATTATCGGCATTCTCGTCTTGTTGAACGATGAACTCGAAACTAAACTTCGTTCCCAAGTCGGGCGGCGAGTCAATGTCGATGTTGCCAGCCGCACCGTCGAAGTGGAGGCCTTGGCCATCGCTGGCGTTTACCAGTTCGCGGATTATCTCGCCGCCGCTGGTCGAACGGTTGTATGTGTAAGTTGCTAGTCCCATCGGTTACTCTCCCAATCTGCCCGAGTATGCAATGTTCACTTTGCCGGTTCCGCTTGCCGTTATGAAAGCCAGCCCACCAGTGTAACCGGCGAGTGTGATCACGCCACCAGTGCCGTCCTTATCAGCGTCTCCAGCGGCGAGGATGCCGGTATATTTACCGCTCGCAGTAGAGCAACTATTCGGTGCGTCAAACTGAAGCGCGAGTCGGTAGAAAACCGGAACTGTCCCAACGTTCTGGATCAGCGTGAATGCGGGAGCGCATTCCTCTCGCAAATCGGTGTTTGTCGGGGTAGTGCTGGTCGTTGTGACTGACAACTCCTCGTTTGTCGCTGCCCCGAAATTCGCTAGTGTATCATTTTGTCTTGCCATATCTTATAACCCCCAAACTTTCTTTACTTTGTTTTTGCTGTACCCGCTTTTCCAGCCGTTCTGTTCCTGCTTGTAATACCCGCGCTTGATCATCTGCGACTGAGTCGGGACTGCTTGCATCCCGCCAATCGCAAAACTCGGTTGCACCCCCAACTTGAACCAGGTGCCTGTTCCATCACTAAAATTATCGAGATCCGGGGTGGCACGAACCTCTCGCACCTCCCCGGTCTCGCGATTCTCGAAGTCGAACAACGGCATTGTAGCTCGACTTACGATGTTGCTTCGTAAAGCGCAATCCAGTACTGCGTGCCACCAACGTCCACCAAAACGGCACCACCAGAAGTTCTGGATGTTATATCTGCCGTGCAAACATTAAACTCACCAGTTTCATCTGAGCCTGACGATCCCGTGAACTTGATAAACGGTGTTGCTGAGTTGTCGGTGGTTTCGTCATTTGATGCTGCCGCTTTAAGCTCAAACGGTTTAACCGTACCAACACCAGTCGCATTGCTGGCGATCCGCCGTCCTTCTCTTCCTCTCCCAACTATTCTTGTACTCATATATTATAATCCTCCTGCCTGGTCGATTTCTTCCATCGCAGCAACCAGTTCGTCCCGATCCGGGACATCGTCCGCCACTGCTTCATCCACAACCTCCTCGGCATACGCCGGTTCACCGTTCACCGACTCCATGCCAACCGAGGCATACTCGTCGCCAATCGATTCAACCGAACCTTCGACGGTGAAACTAACCGCATCACCGACTGCCGGGACAATCATGGAACCGTCTTCGTCCGCGATTTGAAGCGCGGAAATCGGAATATCTATTTTAGGCATAATAAAACGCCCGGGAGGCTATTAACCTCCCAGGCTTATTGATTAGCTGTAATTGGTGACCGAATAGATGTTCACCGCGTGCGCCGAGTTGATTATCGCAGCACCGTAGTAGAACTTGAATCCGACCGTGGTGTACTGATTCAATGGGTCGGTTTTATCCGCACCTTGACTGATGATCATCTTCGGTGAGTAAGCACTCATCGTGGTTAGATCCACACCGCCATACGATTGGTCGCCCACGACGAATGTCGAGTACTTGGCACCTGCCGCCGTGTAAACATGTTGTGTGGTTTGCCTAAACGGATTGGTCGTGCTGACCACACGAACACCCATGTACCGGCCAACCTCGCCTTTGAACAGATTGTCCGGGTTGCCATACTTGCTGGCTTCCAACCAATCATCGTCGTTCATCAGATCGCGGGCAACTTCCGGTGCCATGATGGCCGTGAAGTATCCGCCACTCGGACGAGCGTTGTTAACACGCAACTCAGTCGCCGCATCGAGGATGTCAAGCGCAGTCATCGCGTCATCGGTTCCACCGACTGTCGAATAGTCGGTCGCCGCACCCGCAAAACGCAGGCCGATTGCCGTCGATTCGCCCAAGACATCGCGCAATTCGGAGTCAACTTTCAGCGCCGCATCCTGTCCGTTCTGGACGGTTGCCTGCTCCATTGTTGAGAATAGCTCGGTCGCGGAAAGCAGATCACTGATCGTAACCGTCTGTCCGTACTGGGCGAGACTTACGTCCACCGTGGTGAGGCTTAACTGCTTGGAGTTTCCAACCGTCACCAGCGTGCCTTCCGTCATTGCCTGGACATCCGTTATTGAGGATTCCGGGTAGCGGAAGAACTTAATCGTCTTGTGACCCGCCTTACCGGGTAACGGTGCCTTATATGCAAACTGATCAAGAACAATCGTCTTGAGCGTTTGTGTGAGTAATTTCTTGTCTAAATATCGTTGAATCTGGTCAGTAATGCCAGAGGTCGTTGATAGAGTCGTTCCTGCCATAATATTTTATCTCCTAATTTAATTTGTTGCGAACATGCCAGTCCCGGTGTCATCCGCAGTCTCCATCGCTTTCATCAATTCCGCCCGTTGCTGATCAACCGGTAAACTGTCAAAAGTTTCAACTTCGAGGATGTTTCCTCCGGGTTGGCTTCCGTTCAGTTGTGTTTTTTCTTCGTATTCAGCGACCTGCTTCTTGAGATCGCTGACCTGTTTTTCCAGTGATTCGGCCCGGTTGGCCTGGAGGTACAACGTCGCACCATCGACTGCATCGGTGATGCCTTCGGGGTACTGCGTCAGAACCGGCTTTTTGTGAAGCAACTGATTGACCATCAGGAACAATTTGCTGTCCTGATCGTTCAAGTCTTTATGCTCCGCCGCCGCCGCTTTCCAGTTTGCGTCCCACTTGGCCACAAACTTGGCCTGCTGCGTTTTTGCGTCCTGTTCAGTAACAGCCACCCGCGCCTGCTTCGCCGCTTCTGTCGCCGCTTCGGCATTCGCATGGTCGCCTTCATCCTCGAACTCTTTGGCTATCGCCTCGTATTCCTCGGCTGAATAACGACTGGTTGCCGACCTTTGCTGGATTTCGGCCAGAGACTGGGTCTGCTGTTCCTGATAAGCCGCTTTCTCGGTCTTTAACTCGGCACGCTCTTTCTTCAACGCCGCTTTCGCGTCATTAACCTCGCGCCAGGTCTTGTTAGCCCGCTCCTGCGTCTTTTTCGCCCGGGCATACTTCGACTGGGATTTCTCCTCGTCCTCCGTTTGCTCGGGCTTTTCCTCCCCGGACGATGAATCGTCCGCCGGTTTCTCCGGTTCTACTTCTTCACTGGGTTTGTCTTCAGGTACAACTGATTCCTGATCGGGTTCCTCGGCCTGCGGCACCGGGGCAATGTTCGCAGTGTCAAACGCGGAAGCATCGGCTTCCGCCAATGCTGATAGCAATTGCTCGCGCTCGACATCCAACTCGACTGGTTTTTCCATCGTTACTTCAGACATAAATTCTTATCTCAATTTCGGGTTTTGCGACCGTTCATCCTGTCGCGCCACGTTTTAGGTGGTTTCGGTTTGGACGGTTTCCTGGATGGTGCTTTCGATTTAGGCACTATTTTTTTAAGCGGGCCGGGTAACACTTTTCTGGTCAAATTTTTAGTGTTCAACCCCGAATCTGGCCCAACCAACCTGTTCCAAATCGGTGCGGCGGGATTCGCTGTCGCTTCAGCGGCATCATAGACAAGCCCACCCAGGCGCTTCATAGCGTCTTTAGCCTTCCCGCCGGGTTTGGGTTTTGGCCCAATACTCGGAGGCGCGGGTCGCTTTAACAGTGGCGGAATCTTGGGACGCTTCGCCATCGCTTTCAGTTTTGCTCCGCCTTTTTTTCGTGCCATAACAATATTTAACTAGCCGCCCGCATCCACGCCAAATCATCGGTTACCCCGACCACTTCCTCCTCCGGTTGGCTCCGTATCGATGCCATACCGTCCAGTGTCGCCAGCGCGGATTTGAACCCGGCAGCATGCCCGACGAGATACGCCAGGTCTCCTGGAGACGAAATTAGTTGGTCGCAATTCTGGAAATGCAAGTTTCGCAGGTGGGAGTTTAGTTGTACCCCGACTTCAGACTTCATGAATGTCTGCAAGTGCGCGGCGTGACTGTTCGTCCACTCGGGAGGATCAGACCACCGCAACACCTGGCGGAACTGCTTCCACATTCGCCATCGGTTCCTCAATCGATTCCACATTTTGTTGTTGCGCCTGTTCAGCAACCGCTTGTTGCATCTGGGCAAATAAATTCTTTAACTCCTGCTCAACCTGGCGACCGGTCTTCGGGTCGGCTTCTTTCAGCTTCTCCAAATGTTCGCCAATGTGTTGTTCGAGAAATTGTCCTTCCGCCGGTTCCGGTGGTGCGCCGGTATCAGCACGGTTAGTGATGTATGCCATCACCGTCTGGATATGCACCAGGTGATCATCAGAATCTTTCACCAACGCCGGGAAGCCCAACCGCAGGAACGTGATCTCGTTGGCCTGATCCTCCGCCTGGGTCGATTGCGTCAACATCGGGTCAATGTACAAACGCTTGACCAATGTCGCATCGTCACTCTCCAAAATCGTCTTTCGCAGTTGGCCTTGGTCGATGTACGGATCATTGGCGAACATCTGGAACCGGGTGATGGCTTTCTGCATCAGCAACTGTTTGTTGACTCCATCCGCCGATCCGGTGGGCTGGATGCCGTACTGCTCATGCAGCGCCTCCTGCGGGATCTGCTCGGCGGTGTCCAGATACCAGTAATCGAGACTCGTCTTGTCGTACTGCAACAAAATCGACCAACTCATCCGGTACAGGTTGCCCAGCGCAATACGGAAGATTCTCATCCGTAAATCACTGCTCTGCTGGTACAACCCGCCAATCGCCTGGATCTCTGTCGCCGTGCGTCTTTCCGAATTTTGCAATGTCTGAGTCAACCCGAAATCCGGTGTACTCACACGGTTCTGCGCGATTTCGCGCATGATATTCATCTGCTGATCAAAGCTGATCGGGGGAGATTGCTGCGCCACCGGCTGGATGCCATACGGCAGGATGCTGCCAGGTGTCATGCGAAGATTGCCCGAGTTTGGCATGTCCCGTTCCGCCCGGAATAGCGGGCGATTAAAAACGGTCATCGCATCGTTCTTCTCGTTCATCAACTTGGTGAGTTCAGCCTCGAAGATAGCCTGCAACTCGACCACGCCTCGCGATGAATAAAAGCCCGGGTCTTTGATCTCGTAGTTAAACGCAATAAACGGTGGCTTGCCGTGGTTGTACGGAATCTTCATCGGCGGACGAAGATCGATGTCCGGTGATGTCGGGGAGTAGGTGCAAATCAACCACTGCCCGTTGTCCGGGCAACGATGGTAAACCTCCCACACAATGATTTGATCGGTGTCTGGCAGCGTTAAGCCTTCGCGCTCGTACTTCACATAGTCGGTGTCCGACCCCCCGGAATCCTCACTGTAACTGCCCGTGATCAGCTTGACCGTCTCCGCGTCCTGCTTGAGATGCTTCTGCCGTTTGTACGCATCCACCGAATAAACGCTGATGTGACAGATCCGATCCGCGTCTGCTATGTCCCGCGTCCAGGCCGGTACAACAAAATGCTGAGGATCGACCGTGTAATACTTCAGCCGTTTCGATGAGTAATCCCAAAGCACTTTCAGAATCCCGGTGCCGCACATCAACATGGCGTCCACCGCCGATAGAACCTCAGTCTCCAGATTCGTCTTCTGCTTGATGCGATGATCGAACCACTGAGCGGCGGCAGTCGTGTACTCGGCTACCTGGGGGGTGGTAGGAATAAATTGTGCAATCAGGTCGGTGGCAAATAGCTGCTGAAAGTACGCCGGTTTCAACTCGCTGATCGTCGTGTCTACCAGCGGGAAATGAACGTCACTCGCCCCGGGCCATGGTTTGGATTTACGCCGCAACCCATGGTGGCGCATCTCGTAAAACATCCGCTGGCGCGTGTCCCATACCGAACGATCCGCCAAATCCTGCAAAACGTCCGCGTTTAATTTCTCCCGATTACGCATCTAAAATTCGTTCTCCTCCTCCTCGT